AGTATATTTGCGTGGTGATTCCTGTGGTGCTATTTCTGCTGGTCTACCTCTTCTTTCTTCCATAACTTTTATTTAGATAAATGTAAAATAGGAGCCTTGCAGCTCCTATATTTTATCAGCTTTAGTTCTATTATCTTCAAACCATAAAGGTTGAGTATTAGTATAATGAAAACATTGTTTTTGTTGTTCTATATCAATTAAATCAAATGCAGCACATGGTTTTATATGATCAATTTCCCATCCTCCTTTTTTATTACTATGGTTATCCCAGCTCATTCCATCTGCCCATTTATTTTCAATATATTCTTTATATTCTTTAATAGTACATCCTAATAGTTTTATGCTATTAGTTCTAATAGAATTTGCTTTTATAGCCTTAATAATTCTTATACGTAATATATGAGCTAATTTAAACTGAGGATCAGTATTGTATCTTTTTTGTTTGTACTGATTAATGTTACTTTTATTAGCGGCAAAATATATTTTATTGTATTCACTTATTTCAGATGATTTACTTTGATTATACGAATGGCGTTTTGGCTTTCGTATAATACTTGCTGCTCTAGCTCTTTCTCTATTACATTCAGTACAGTATGATCTATGACCATCTTTAGTAGTTATATCTTTAGCAAATAAAGTGCGGTCTTTTTCTTGACCGCACTTTGCACATTTTTTTAGATTCATGAGGGTTGTCCGTTTATTATAAATATATTAAACTCTAGCCCCTGCTGCTTTCCCTGCAGATGTTTTATAGTATGGTTGACCATGAATATCTTTTTTCTTTTCTTCCCACTCTATTTTAGAATGTTTAATACCAAATAAATAATATTCGGCTTTACGTTTATTACCTTGTGGTAGGAAAGCTACTGAATCCCAGTTATGCATTTTATTTATTCCTCCTATATTTACATAATAAGCTATAGTTCCATCTTTTGCCTTAAGGCGTCTTGTTTCCATTTATTGTGTTTTATTTTAAAAGTGATTATTTATATTTCCATTTAAATCCATAAGCTGTTTTTTGTCTACCTAAAATACAATCTTTTATTTGTGAAGTTATATTACTTGTTTTACCTGTTTGTTGTTTTATCCACTCAGCAGCTTGTCCTTTACTTTCCCATTCTTGAATTAAGATATCATTTAAATTAAACATAAGTACCGATATTGCTTGTTTACGTTTAGCTATCCCCATATTTTGTTTGTGTATATCAGAAAAGGGTTTTAATATTTTATTACCGTTGCTTATTTTTTGCCTTACTTCTTCTGTATAGTATTTTGAATGGTTGCCTTTTAAAGCTTTACTAATTTTCTTCCCAGTTCCTTCTTTACGAGGTTTTCTCATCTTTTGTTTTTGCTCTTCAGTATATCGTTCCGGACCGCCTCCGCCTTTATTCTGGTTTAGTAAAGTAAAACCCCATGTTTTAAATTGTTCAATCCAATATTCTTCCCAGTATTTCCAATCTTTTACTTTATCAATAATAGTTAATATTATATCATTACCATATGTTTGATAATGTTTATGTTTGCGTCTTACTATATCGTTTGCTTTACCTACATAAAACGGTATTCCGTTTCTTTCTAAAATATATATGCTTGTCATACCAATAAATATATAAAAATTCCATCAGCCCAACACCCAGTAATATTATTTTAATAAGTTTTCTGCTACATATAATCCATGTAATGCTGAGATATATATTCCTCTTGCTCCAGCGGCATCCCCTTGTAAATAGACATTTGGATGTTGAGGTAAGGATAGATTTGTTTTATTTAATAATATTTCATTAGTTAAAAATTTAACCTCAGGACAATAAAATACATAATTGTCATTTATACCAAATGTTGTATTTAAATCATCTATAAATTCCATTATATAATCAGCATATTTACCAAATCCCTCTTTAAATTTATCCAACGATATTTTATACCCAGGTACTTTACGACCCTGATCTGTCAGTGAGGGTTCGCGATTAGAAGGTGAATAATATGCTGCCTTACCTTCATTTTGAAAAAATTCTACTAAGTTTTTACTAAATTCAAATGGATCTTCTATACCTCGTGCTTCTAATAATATGCCAAAATTAGTTAAACCGTTATATTTATCTTTATCTTTATGAGCATGTCCATTATATGATTTCATTCCGTATGTTTCTTCTTCAGCTACAAATGCTGCAAAATTATTAGTACAGAATGAACGAGCGCTATCTTCACCAAATTTCTTATATAATTTAAAATCGTAAGCTATTTTATTTAATTCTTCAAAATATTTTCCATCTGTTTCATAACGTATTCCAAATTGAGCTGGTTTGGAGATAGTTTCTAGATTATACTTTGTAATTAGATTAGTTAGTAAATCCATACCAGACTTACCGGTTGCTATAATTAGATCATCATATTTGATGTAATCATGCCCTATACCTATCTCATTACGCTTAAAATCAATACTTGATATTTCAGCATTATATATTTGGTTTATACCACACTGTTCAAAATACTCAAATATATTTTTTACTTGTTGTTGGCCATAGTCGGTACCTAAGTGATAACAAGGTGACTGTCTTAATTCAAATGGAGATTTTTTAATGTATTGAGGTGTCTTTACTGGTTCAGTATACATTATTTTAGATGAATCAGGGTGATATTCAACTATATAATTATATAATTGTTCAGATAATTTGGTTGCATACTCTTCATCTTGACAATAGTGAGGAAAAAATAATCCACCTTGTTTAAATGATGGGATAACTTTAAAATCACTCCATGTTCCTGCTCCACCAGCGCCTGTCATTATTTCTTCAGGTTGTCTAGTATCAATATTATTACCTTTATCTATAATAGTAATACATTTTGGATCATATCCATTTTTTAATAGATGCAATACACCATATTGTGTTGACACACCTGCCCCAACAATAACAATTTTTTTATATTGTTTAGTTGGTTCAGATACTGGCTCTGGCTGGGCTATAGGGGTTTTTACTATTGTTGATTGGTTTTTAGCTGTATTCAGCATGTGCTGAATGTTTTGTGAATTTTGGAATGCTCTTTTCATAGTGTAAATGTAATATTTTTATTTTGCCTTTTCAAATGAGGGAAGGCCCATCAATTAAGATGAGCCACTACTTCAATTATTTTGTTTCGATGCGACTAGGCAATGAATCTAGTCTGTATGTTTAGTTAAAGAAAGACTTGATATTAGCTAACTTAATCATTCTTTTTACTTCGTCCATTTGTTGATCTTCACTATTACCTGCTACTAAACCATCGTAATCAGTCATAGTTAATGTTTTACCTGTTTCGCTTGCTGCTACTGCTTTTTCAGCTACGCTATGTAAATCCATATCGGTTTTAGCGTTTTCGCGAGCGTATTCTAATAGGCGTATAAATAGTGGTACGTCTACTGTGATTTTGTCTGATGGGTTAAATTGTGTCATTTTATTTTATTTTTCTTCGGTACCAGTAAATAATACATTACCTTTAACGAATAAATTGTTTCCTTTAATTTGATTAATAACAGATGATAATTGTCCTTCTTTTGAATGTAATCTACTTGCTATTACAGATGATGGTTCTAAATATAATTCACTTTTACCTGCTATAACAGCCCACCATTCTACACTCTTAATTTTACTTAATACTAAATTATTAACTTTATCTACGAAATTATCTACTAATTTTTCAACATTACCATCCGGGATAATTTTTGATACAGAGTTGTAGATATTTTTTAAAGCATTAATATTTGTATCTCTTCCTATTGATAATAATTCTTTTAAATCTTGTTGAATTTCAGGTGATCCTAATTTAACTAGTAATTTATTAATACTAGGGATTGTAAGGCTAGCAGTAACTTCTTCTCCAGTTAATATAGATAAAAGATTAATAATTTTTTTAAAATCTTTTAATAGATCTGATGGTAATGATCCAAAATCTAAACTACCTATAGATTTATAGTTTTTTATAGATACTCCTTTACCATCAACATCAACATCAGATTCAATTCCTGTTTCAGATGCTACACCACCTTTAGCCTCTCCATTATACATAATAGCAAACCATAATTCTGATGGGTCTCCATTCTGTATTCTAACAGAAGATAATATCATATTAAATAATTCACTTTCGATATTCTGAATTGAAGATTTGCCTGAATTTAATTTTTTATTTCCGGATAGTTGGATTATTTTAAATAGGTTATCTTTATTAGAGGATTTTTGAATAGCCATATATAAAGTATCTAGACCACTAATAGTTTGACCCGCAGCAGCGTATTTATCTAATACAAATTGACTAAAAGAATCAACATCATTCATAAACGTGTTATTAACAGGTTTTGCAGTTGGTTCTTCTTGAGATTGGTCTTGTTGAGAAAAATATTTTGCAGAACGTGATGTTGTTTTTTCATCAAGCTCAACACCATTCTCTTCTAATATAGCATTTAATATTGCTCGTTTAGTAGGATTATTCATATCTACGATCCCATCGCTACAGCGATAAGACCATTCACTTAATATTTTATCTATAACTGTCATATTATGCTTCTGCTGGTGGTGGAGTTTCTTCTTCTGCGGGTGCCGCTTCTGGTGGTGTTGGTTCAGTGTTTGCTGCTGTTAAGTCAGGACCTAGTTCAGCTGCTGATGTACCTGGCGCTTCTGGTTCAGCTCCTGTTTGTTCTTTACCTTCCGCTGGTGCGTAATTTAATTCTAACAAATCAGCTACTGATTGTGATGCACGCTCTAATTCACCTAAATTTATAGGATTGTATTGTTTGCCTGCTACCTTAACACTAAATTGGCTTTTACCAAGATATTTAATTGTAAAGTCTTGTCCATTAACCAAATCAACTTTGAATGTTGTTGGTTTAGGAGCGATGATGTTGATTGCGTTAACGTAACTACCAAAAGCTGGTGACATTAAGTCCTCCATTACTTTTTTCAAACCAGGGAAGCGATATACTAGGTACATTGCTTTCTCGGCTTTTTGTGTTGCTACTTCTTGCTCTTTTAAAGCTTTCTTAACAGCAACTTTAATATATTTTTCTAATAGTAGTTGTTTATTCATTATATTTCTTGTCCTATAGTAGCTTCTTCTTCAACTAAATATCCAGCTACACTATCTATGTAGTCTGAAGCTAATGTAATGTATGCTGATACCCAACCTGGTATTTGTTGATTAGGTTCTATTAATTTATAGATAGTAATTGCATTTTCAATCATATCTCTTAACTCACCTTTAGCCATTGTAGCTTCGTGATCTTGTGTTGGAGGCCAATTTAAATGAGTTTCATCTATATTAGCCGCTACTGCTTTACGACGGTTAGCAAGATATTTATCTGTTTTATCTGTCTTACCATCATTATTAATATCGGCATCTTCCTGGCCTACTTTGTCTAATACTTCAGCTACCTTTTCAGCTTTTGCTGTTGCGATAGCGTACATTTTAGGACTTTGTTTCATTCCTGATTTCTTTAATGCTTTAACAATCTCTTCCTTTTTTGCTATTTCAGCTGGGGTGAGATGTTTTTCATCTAATAGTTCAGATAATTTAATCATTGTATTATTTTTTAATATTAACGGCAATAACTCATAGAAACTACTTCATATTCACCCTCATCATTGTATCTGCGACATTGGCCGCCTACCA